GCTCTACAAAGCTGGATTGGCAAGCAACATGGCGCAACTGGGTAAGAAACCAAAAGCAAGTGTTTAAACAGGCTGACATCATTAGAACGACAGTCCCATCAAGCTCATTGCGTGACCCTGCCCTTGCTAAACTGGATGAAGACTTCAAGAATGCCAAGCCAAACCCTGAGATTCTTGCCAAAATTAGAGAAGGGTTTAGAGGGAAATTAGCATGACAAAATCAGAGGCAAATCAACTACTTGATGAACTAAAAGATGGTAGACCGCACACGCAAATACTTATCAATCAAGCCCTTGCTGTATCAGGAGACGTTAGAGCACCTTATTTGGATGGCGAAACAGCCAGCAATGAAGGAATATGCTTGGCACAGGGCGAAGGAATTGGATGCTGATTTGGAGTGTCTATGGGTTGGAATTAAAGACGATTTAGTCAAAAACATGAAGGAAATCAATGATTTACCTCGGAATTGATACTGGTGTTGCTAATGGCGCACTTGGGGCGATTAATCACAATGGCGAATACATTGATTCATTCATGATTGACCACAAGGATAAGCACATTCTTGCCCTTGTTTTCAAGAGTCGCATTCTTAGCATTGTTGACCCACGAGAAGGCGCTGAAATCTGCATGGAACAGGTGCATTCAATGCCCCATCAAGGGGTAAGTAGTACTTTTTCATTCGGTCGGGCTGTTGGGGTCATAAGTGCCGTTTGTGAATTGACAAACTACCCTTTTCACCTTGTTACACCTCAACGATGGAAAAAGCACTTTGGGCTAACAGCAGACAAAAACGAGGCATTGGATAAGGCTAGAGAATTGTTTCCAAAGGCTAAAAGCACATTAAAGCTGAAGAAGGACATTCACAAAGCAGAGGCATTACTTATCGCTGAATACTGGAGACAATGCAATGTCTGACAATGACGAAAAAAAGGGTATCGTTATCAAATTCGACCCTGTTGAATACGAAGCAATAAGGGCAATAGGTGAAGGTAATCTATCCGAAGGGTTTAGGGTTTGCCTACGTTGGGCGGTGCATTTCCATGCTATTGGTTTAAGGTCTGATGATGACTTGAACTATATCGGGCTTTGCACAGTGGCAGATTAATGGCTTGGAAGGCTTTAAAAGTACCTTAAAGCGATTATTTTGGGTCAATCAATACCTGCACTAGGGTTAAGGCTTGCAGGGTCTTAAAAGTAGGCAATAAAAAACCACCCGAAGGTGGTTGTAAGTGAGTGTTTACTAACTTATGATTGTGTCACTGGTTCGTAAGTCCAATTTGCGCCATCATGCTCATCACAAAAAACCCATTCTATTAATTCTTCACTATCTGCCGCTAGTTGTTCTTCTATGATTTTTGTCTGAGCATCTTCTAGGCTTTCAGCCTCAACAAAATACTCATAACTGACATTTTTAAATATTTGATAAGTTTTCATTTTAAGCCTTTCATTTTCGGAGAATAATTTTCAAGAGTAGGGCGATTGTGGCGTAAATCATTGGTAAACCTCAAAACCAACAAGCGGTTTCGCTTGCGGTAATTTTGTCTTGGTAATGATTCCACCCGTCAATCCAATCTTTTGATTTAGATTTGTCGCAAGGTTCGCACAGTGCCGCCGCATCAAAACCAGCACGGAAGTCTCTGTTTGTAAGGTATTTATTCATGCCATCTCCAATATCAGAAGGGCGTTTGCTTTGCACTGGTCAACCTCGGCACTGTTTAAACGCTGTGCTAGTTCTTCCGATAACTGGATGGCTTTTTGGGCTTTGAAGTCATCGGGCGCAGTAATGGCGAGGATTAGGGCTTGGGTTAGTGCTTGGCTGTTAGTCATTGGTTAAGCCTTTCAAAAAAGTTTGAGAAAATACGATATCGCCTTGGAATTCATCCAGCACCAAGTAGCTATCATGCCCTTGGCTTTCCATGTATTCTTCGACATCATCGGGATTCATTATTGCCTTTTCTTCTATTGAATTCACAATAACTATTGGGTTTTCATCGCCACCAATGGTGAACGTGCCGTGTGTCATGTGACCAAACCAAACCATAGTATGAGTCATGCTGTCACCTTGTCAGATATTGCCCACTGTGCGGACTCGTAACCTTCAAGGCGTGGGATTGCATCTGTAATGATTGCTTCAACCAGTTTAAACGCAATGGAGTCTTCATAATCGGAGTGTTCACAGGACTGATAACGCAAGCATTGAGCCGCTTTAATTGCTTGAATGGCTGTGAGAATTGGTGCGCCCATGTCGTAAGTAATAGACATGACTTCATTGTCTCGATACCTAAAATTAACACTTTTGACATTTTCATCAAGCAATAATTTAGCAGTTTCTTGCTCGTTATCTTTAACTCTGAATATCTCCATCGGGTTACTATGAAAAGCCCGAATATTGTGCCGTGAGGCATATCGAACCAAAGAATTTATGTGTGTGTCAGAAACAATAAAAGCGGACATTTTTAAGCCTTTCAACGCAGGTTAGCCCCTGCAAGCCTTACACGAAAAGTGCAAGCCCAAGAGCACAGAATGCCCAAGGGTTTGAACTCTGTTTAAACGCTTTAAATGTAAAGATTAGTTTTTTTGGCTGTTAACTGATTAAACAGGTCGGAAAACCGATTCATGAGGTTAACGTCTTTATTAAATACTTTATTCCAAAAGTGGTCGCGTTCATTCATGAGCCACTTGTGATAATAGTCATGCCCATCTTGCTCAAATAAATCAAGGGCAAAGTCAGCCAGTGAGTTCGCCTCATCTTCTGCCCAATTAAGTTCGGCGCTTTGTTGTAAGGTTTGCATGGTCAGACTCCCAAGCCAAGTAAAACGCCGATGAATGCCCATACTGCCAAGCATAGGATTGTCTGAATTATTGGGACAATGTAGTGTTTCATTTTGAGCCCTTTCCAAGATGACCCAAGCGCCTGAGAGCCACATAGTGAAGCCTGATATGGGTCTGAGTCATGTATCGGGTCGGACTGGCGGCGCTGAGGCGAATCTGATCGGGGTCGAGCAGACGCATGACGCAGTTTAGATATTCTCGTTTTGACATAATTGAAGCCTTTCGAAGTGTTTAAACAGTGTCAGTGAATTGTGTCGCCAAAATATGAGCGGTCATACTCGCTCATAAACCTAAAGAAAAGGTCAGGGAAAGCCTTTTCGAGCCGTGTCTTATTGGACTTGTCTGCTTTATACCAAGCGTCAGCAATAGCCCCTGCAAAGCCACCGCCATTATCTGCCATTGCTTTAGCGGCATTGAACAGGGCACTCCACCTGCAAGCCTGTACCTGTTCTTCCCAGTCTGTGTGTGTCATTTTGCGCCCCTTTGCCCCAAAGCATAATCCCGAAGGGCTGACCTTTTTGAGTTATAGCCTTTGACATCGGTGTGATGCCATATAACGACATCTGTGGCGCTTGGGCTTTTTTGCCCCATGTATTGACCCCGAGCAGTGCCAGCAGTGACCCACTGACCTACTTTCAACGCTTTGCGCTGAATGCTTGTCAAAGCCCATATATTTATCGCTTTTTGATATTTCATTGTGAAGCCTTTCAAAGTTATAAGAGTTTGGCAGTTCGCCCGTCAACCCTGACCCGCAGGGCTGACAGTCAGACTGTTTAAACGCTCTCGGGAATCTTACCCAGTAGCTTGCCCAGTTCGGTGTGAATCTGTGCCTTTGTGCCTTTCATGCCCATGCCCTTGAGGGTTTTGTAGCAGGACACTCCCCTGCTCATTTTCATGCCCTGCAATTCAAGACCAAGCCCACGCCATAAAACTATCATGCGGAAATGCTCTATTTGTTTTGGGTCAGTTATCATTGTGCTCATTTTGAAACCTTTCAATTTTGATAATGAAGCCCCGAAGGGCTGAGAGTGTTTAAACGCTGTCTGTATCCATCTGCCCATGTTCAGGGCAGTAAGGTGCACCCATGTCAGCCAGCCACTTGCCTGAAGTGTATGCGATGTAACCACAGTCAGAACACACGCATTTCAGCATTCGGGTGCTTTGCTTTTTGATCGCATTGGCGGGTTGCAACTCAGCATGAGGATATTCGCCGAGAATGGCGAGCACTGGCGAAGCCCATGCCTTGAATTTCTCGCCTGCGACAGTAGCAGTCATTTTGCCTTCAAGCCCGATCGCAGTGGCAGTGTGTTTAAACGCTTTGCCATGCCCGCCATTGGGGTGAATGGCGTGAATCCATTCGTGGGCGAGAATGTCCAAGACTCTGCCTGAGTCGCTGATTGTGGGACTGATGAAAATCTCAGCATGAGAGTCAGCCGATGCAATGGCATTCCAGCATTGTCCAATGGTGCGGTTACGAGCGCCCAGAGCGCCTTTAGATGGGAAGCCACACGAAGCCCTCACCTTGGTAGGCACAGTCTCGCCTACGCTCTCAAAGAGGGTACGCAGGTGCTCACCTGCCTGATTCAGCCACTGCTCACGAGTGATATTGTTTGTCATATTGAAGCCTTTTGAATGTTGACGATGCGTCCCTAGGGACAATTTACTAATGCACATACCATGCCAATATTTGACTTTCAACAAATCCAAGCCACTCAATGATAGTACCTACTAACCAAGTGCACTAAAAAGGTGATGTTAGTAAACACTTTGCACTAATTTGGGGATGTTAGTGAGCACTATTCACCAACATGGTGCAATCCCATATTGTGAAACCTTATTTACTGAATTCAGAGTTCTGAATGTATACAACCTGAAGTTATAAGGTGTGGCTGAAATGGTGCATATCCCATATATGCCTGTTGGTAATGAACTATCATTATCACTAGCATTACCCGACCACCTAGTCGGTTAACTAATTCCGCATTATGAAACGTGTCTTATGTTAGTTGGCGCTTACTTTGATGGGGGGGGAGGGGTGGTTGGTGGTGAGTAAATATTTGTGTACCCTCCTAGATACTGGAAAAGCCAAATGTAGCGTTTAACAACAAACAAGAAGCTAGTTTAGGAAAAAGCAGGATATAGCACTGGGTATCTGCTGGTTGTGTCTTTAAGTTTCATTTGGGCGCAAGGCGGCTACCCGATAGCTTGTATAGGTATTTAATGTTTAACAGTAAGCTGATTAGGATGTCTGCCACATTGAGAGCCTACTTCTAGGCTTATTTTGGTTTATCTGTACGGCGTAGTCACTACGTTGGCATACCAGCTTCAATGCGGTCATAACAGGGGTTTACAGGATTGCCCTCTGTTGAGTCGGGTAGCTGAACCGACATCCCTTTTGTTGACACTATACTAGAAAATCATCCCGTCATCAAATGCTTTGAGAATCTTCTTTGATGATTGTTTTGCGTCTTTTTGGTAAGCCTTGACTTTGTTGGGATTGGTTACTTTGCGCTTTGTAATCTTGTCTTCAGCCAGTTTGGTTGCTAAGTTTTTCTCCCAAGATTCCAATGCTTGCTCCATTTCCTTGCGCTGTCTCTGTTTTGCCAGTTCTTGTGGGGTCAGTTCAATTGCCATAAAAAAAGCCCTTTAGGGGTGACACAGTCGCACCCTGCAAGAATCCTCACAGGCTGTATCACTTCTAAAAGGCTCATAGTCTGGTGCGAACAAACTTGGCTCCACTATACAAGAAAACAATTCTCGTGTAAAGTGTGTACTAACTTCCAAGACGCATGGAGATTGACAGCGGGTTAGCGCCGTTGACGATTGTTGTTAAATCGAGGTGAAACACTGCTTTATGTGAACAGTCTCCAGCCGTGTTGGTATTTCTTCCCTTTACAGGACAAAAGATGAACGTAGTAGATGCACTCCCTGACAACCTGAAGAAAAAGGGTCGCCCAAAGGGTTCAGGTAAATTGACTATGGCAAAGTATGCTGATGCCAAGCCATTAGCACTCTTGCCCAAGACTGAGAACCAACGGGTCAAGGAACTCAAGGAACTCCTGATAAACAGTGCTGGAGTCAATGTTGTACAGAAGACTGTTCAGATTGCCCTTGATGATGACCATCCTGCACAGATGGCGGCATTGAAGCTGTGTATGGATAGGATGCTTCCCGTTACTCTGTTTGAAAAAGAGAAGAATCAGAGAAGTGCTGTGAACATTACAATCTCAGGTATTGGTGGTGTAACCATTGGTGAAAATACAGTAGATGCTGAAGATATAGAAAGCAAGTAAGGATAATTTATGGAATTCTTAAACAGCTTGTTTGGCTCAAAACCTCGTAATCAACAAGACATGACTGAAGAAGCCGCTAGAGTGTTTGCTAACACAGGGATGGTTGACCCTCGTGTTTACAACCCAAACATTCGGTTTCAAAGGGTACAGACTCCAACTAATGAGATGAACTATGCAACAGCTTATGTGCAGAGAAATCAGCCATCAGTTGTAAATCTTGTTCAGCCTCGCCTTCAAAATTTGTTTGCCAATCCACTAGCACCAAGTACGCTGACTCATGAGTTAGAGCATTCTCTGGCTTATACGGGTGGTGCAGAGTTAAGTAAAGAACGCAATCGTGGAAATGTATTTGTAGACAACTATGCTAGTTTGGTTGGCAAAGATGTTGACCCATACAAATCATTGGGAAGTTTTATCCAGAATGCCTCAAATAGAGATGTTGGAGAACACCTTAAAAAGAACTATGGGATTGATACTAATTATCTCGGTGCGTCAGGAGCAGACAAAATGTTCAGTCCTGCCGACTATGAAGAACTTGCCGCAGACTTAGGGGCGGCAATGAAGACTGGTAAAAAGGATGTTTTTGCTGATCCATTTTTGCAAAAGAATTTGTTTAACAATGACCCATACTTGATGGAAGCCGTACGCTCTACCTTGAATGTTGAGCCTCGCATGGATGCCAAAGACTTGCAAAGAATGATGGCACAACCCAAGAATGTTGAGCGTTTTCAGAAGTTGATAAACAAAAACACACCCGCTGAAAATGTCTTCTATCAAGACCCATTTAGCGGACAGCCTTAATGTCTGACCTTAACTTTAGCCTCCTGCCGTGGCAACAAGAGGTATTTGCTGACAAAACGAGATTCAAGGTCATTGCGGCAGGGCGGCGTTGCGGTAAGTCAAGACTCTCAGCCATTACCCTCTTGATTGAAGGACTGCAATGTAGTGCAGGGTCTGCTGTGCTTTATGTTGCACCTACCAATGGTCAGGCTCGTCAGATTATTTGGGATGTATTGATGGAGTTGGGGCGGGAGGTTATCCAAGCCAGCCACATCAATAACATGGACATTACCTTGATAAACGGAGCAAAGATTTATGTCCGAGGTGCTGATAGACCAGATACTTTGCGAGGAGTGTCGCTCACCTACGCTGTGCTTGACGAGGTTGCAGACATCAAACCCGAAGCATGGGAACAGGTTATTCGTGCTTCTCTGTCAGACAAAAAGGGCAGAGCAATGTTTATCGGCACTCCAAAGGGTCGTAATTTCTTCTACGACATCTTCAAACTGGGGCAGTCGGAAGAAGACAAAGACTGGAAAAGCTGGCATTTCACCACCAAAGACAACCCTTTGATCGACCCTAGTGAAATCGAGAGCGCAAAAAAGACCCTAAGTTCATTCGCCTTCAAGCAAGAGTATATGGCATCCTTTGACAATGCTGGCTCTGATGTCTTCAAAGAAGAATGGATTAAGTACGGGGAAGAACCTGAGTATGGCTCGTACTACATAGCTTGCGACTTGGCTGGATTTGAGGAAGTTGCCAAACAAGCGGCTAACTCCAAGAAACGGCTAGATCAGACTGCCATTGCTGTTGTCAAGGTGACCGATGAGGGCAAATGGTTTGTCAAAGAGATTGCTTTTGGGCGTTGGGACATTCGTGAGACTGCGGCAACGATTCTCCTGAAAATACGGGAATACCGCCCTTTGGCTGTAGGAATTGAGCGGGGGGCGTTAAAAAACGCTGTTTTGCCTTATTTGAGTGACCTAATGCGGAAAAATAATGTATATTCCCATATAGTTGACTTGACGCATGGCAACAGGAAAAAGACTGACAGGATTATCTGGAGTCTCCAAGGGCGATTTGAGCATGGGCGTATTGTGCTGAACTCTGAGGAAGACTGGGATGAATTCAAAGATCAACTTTTGATGTTCCCTGCCAATGGTGTTCACGATGACCTACCCGATGCCCTATCGTACATTGACCAACTGGCTGTTACCTCATACTTCCAAGATGACCAAGAAGATGAGTGGGAGCCTCTAGATATTATTTCGGGGATATAAATGGCAACAGACAAAGAAGTCAAACTTGAACAAAACGAGTTTTATGAGCCTACTGAGGCTGACAAAGAATTAACCGCCTTTGTAACTGACCACTGTACTAAGTGGCGTGACTACAGAGATACCAACTTTCTCCCTGATTGGCTAGAGTACGAGCGTATCTTCCGAGGTCAATGGGCTTCTGAAGACAAGACCCGTGAGTCTGAGCGTAGCCGTATCGTTACCCCTGCTACCCAACAAGCTGTAGAGACTCGCCATGCTGAGATCATGGAAGCTATCTTTGGTCAGGGTGACTTCTTTGACATTGAAGACAACATCCAAGATGTGAATGGAAACCCCATTGACATTGAGATGATTAAAGCGCAGTTGACGGAAGACTTCAAGAAGGACAAGATCAGAAAAGCTATCGACCAGATCGAGTTGATGGCTGAAATCTATGGAACAGGCATTGGCGAGATCATTGTCAAGACTGAGAAAGAATACATCCCATCCACTCAGCCTATCCCTAATCAGATGGGTCAAGCCGCTATTGGCGTGATGGAGCGAGACAGGATTGGCGTGAAGATCATGCCTATCAACCCCAAGAACTTCTTGTTTGACCCTAACGGCACAAGCATTGATGACTGTATGGGTGTGGCGATTGAGAAATACGTTTCAATTCATAAGGTTGTGGCTGGTATTGAAAGGGGAATCTACCGCAAGGTGGACATTACGCCTACCTATGAAGATACTGACCTTGAGCCTACCCAAGAGGTTAGCCAGTACCAAGATGAAAAGGTTCTTTTGTTGACGTACTACGGGTTAGTTCCCCGTGAATACCTCAACAACATGAAGGAAAACAAAGACATTGTTGAGTTGTTCCCTGAGAATTCTGCGGCAGAAGACTATACCGATATGGTTGAAGCCATTGTTGTGATTGCCAATGATGGATTGTTGCTCAAGGCTGAAGAAAACCCATACATGATGAAGGATAGACCCGTATTGTCGTACCAAGACGATACAGTGCCTAATCGCTTGTTGGGGCGAGGTACAGTGGAAAAAGCCTTCAATATGCAGAAAGCTATTGATGCTCAGACTCGGGCTCACTTGGATTCACTCGCTTTGACCACTGCCCCTATGGTTGCTATGGATGCCACACGCTTGC